TGCAAGATTGTAAGTTCGTTGCGCACCGTAAGGTTGTGCGTGGCAGCTATTTGAAGCAGCGCGAAAAAGACGGTATTTATCAGAACATCGACAAAGCACTCAAGGAATACACCTCGGGCAATACCGAGCCGACCACTCTGGATTATGTCAATGACAGAGACAGAGCTGACAGGGCTAAACGTCCGACAGACAACGACTTGGCGTCCAAAGAGGTTGAGCTTTACGAGGCTTACATGCAAGTCGATTGGAACAATGACGGCATCTACGAGAATATTATCGTTCATGCTGTAGGCGACCAGCCAATCCGCATCGTAGAGAATGATTACGGATTCCCACCGTTCTTTGTTTGTAGCGCGGTCTACGACCCGAACGCTGTGTTTAACCGCGATTCTTTCACTGACATGCTAGAACAGCAGCAGGATTTAAAGACCGCTGTTATGCGTCAGATTATCACTAACGTGGCCAAGAACAATGCCCCGCGTGTTTTTGTTGATGAACGTAAGGTAGACGTAGATGCACTGTTCAATGGCGAGGAAATCATCCCGACGCAGAATGCCCCGACAGAATCTGTCTTTATTCCGCCGTCGCTGCCATTGTCTAGCGTTTCTATGGACGTAATCAACTATGCTCAGACCGAGATTGAAAGTCAGAGCGGCAGCACCAGATACAACCAAGGCCTTGACAGTAACTCTTTGAACAATACTGCAACTGGCATTACTGCCATTCTTGGCATGGCTGAAAAACGCAACAAAATGGTGGCGCGAAGCATTGCAGAGAAATTTTTCATTCCGATTTACAAGTTCATCATCCTGTTAAATCAAAAATATCTGGAAGATGAGCAGATAATTAGACTGACCAATAAGACGCTTTCTATTAGAAAAGAGGATTTGGATGTAGATTATGATTTGATTGTCAATGTCGGACAGGGCGCTGGCACAAGAGAGGCACAGATTCAATATCTGATGCTGGTGCTTAACCAGATTTATCCGCAGCTTGCAAACTTCGGTATTGCGAACGCAAAGAGTTGGTACAACCTTGTGTGCAAACTTCTGGAAGCGTTGGGCTTGCGAGATGTTTCCCAATATCTG